GGATAGAGCCGCGGGTAAGGAGTCTACGACTACTTATCCCAGACGGACCTGCTTTCGCAGCTTGTTTACCCACCTCATAGAGGTCTCCTCCTGCAAGGGAGGCAGGGTAGTGACTAGTTGCACATTCCATCGAGAGATGGCCCCGAAGGGCTATCATCAGATCGGAGATCCAAGTTTAATTCCTGAGAATGTTGAGTCCTCATCGAAACTATGGCTTTCACCATAGACATCTTTGCGGATTTCAACATCAAAGGAACTGGACGAGGATCACCAGATACAGGAGTGTACGATCTTAAGGCGTCGTGGCGGATAACCTCCAACACATTCCTCTGATCTCTAGCGGGCATAGCAAGAAAGGCTGGTATTTGAATACTCTGGTCCGAAGGACTAAAGTACCATTTCCAATCTAACTTGTTAATATCAAGGCCATAGAAGAACTTATTCCTCATCTCAGACTCCGATGTACTGGGGTCCGGTTTTGGTTTAAGTTTCTCGATCTCCTCACGGAAAACGAGATACTCTTCATAACGGTCCTGATAAGAACGACCTTTTGGGTTGAACCCTAAACCGTAAGGTTCAGGGAACTCCTTAACGAGGTGCGCGTATGCAAACTGTTGTTCAGAGAGTATATGTTTAGAAATTGCCTGCCGTCCCAAACTCCGGATAACCGGAAGGAAGGATTGGTCGGATATTTCCTTATACTTAAAACCATGGTAAACATACCGGTTAGATATGAGCTTACCTGCGAACTCACCCAACAAGTTGGATGAGAGGCATTTAGGTTCAGATATGGGAATACCAAACTCAGCCAGAAGTTGTCGATAATGCTGGTGAAGACCTGCATCTTTTGTAACAAAATCATCACCTAGGACATTGAATCTTTCGATACTCTGTTCATAAGTGAGACCTGCACGCTTGCCCGCAACCATAGCAAAAGCTATATGGGAGATGGCAAATAGTGGAAAGGAAGGACCAGCCCCTAAGGGTTGACCTACATTCCAACGTACGGGTTGCTTATCACCCCACATTTTCGTGAAGGGTGAACGGCTGACAAGTTTCATCAGATGACGATACTCATCGGTGACACCATAGCCCTCAGCTACAGCATCCTGCAACACTAGAGGGAAGTTGTTAGTGGCATCAGAGAGATCAACAGAATAAACTGTGGAGCCCTCCTCAAGC